TCGTACCTTGACATGATACACCACCACCGTAGGTGTTAGTTACGTATGGACCTTGTAAAACTTGTATTGCCTGGTTGGTGACTGAGCCCGAACTATTAGCTATTGGATTAGCTGTTGCACTTACACCCCCTACACCTTCCGCCAGTATGGCAGGGGCAGTCGCAAGTTGAGTTAGACATAGTGCTATTGGGTAAAGGTACTTGTTGTGTCTGTGACGCTTTTTACGTTGGTCACTCTTTGAATTACGGTCTGGTTGGTAATGCCTGGACCTTGATATGTTTGGGTAAATTGAAATGCCTCTCCAGGATTGGTGATTGTAAAGTTGTTCGCTTGAGAGAAGTCTAGTTGGTCGAACGAACTTGTCACTGCTCCTGTTATTGTCACTCCACCAGCTGAACCATTTCCTGCTGATGATGGAGTCACTGTCACGGTTGATGTATTCACGGGTGGGTTCAACGCTTGTCCGTTGTTTGAAACCCCTACCCCAGTTACTGAGTATTCCCATCCTGTTCTATAATCAATTGAATTTATTGTCTCCGTGACTGTACTTTCAGTCTCGGTATGGCTCGTCATCGAGCCTTGCTGGAAGTTCGGGACCACTGGGACCGCCAGGGCAGGTACAGCACCTGCACTTACACAGCCCACAACAAGAACATATCTCAGAATCTTCTTCATCATTTTTTTGGAAAATTTTGAATAGATTCACTAATCAATTTCTAGTTCAGATACGAACTGTCCAGTAGCTGAAGTGCCAGCTCCACCAGCAACTATAGTCAACGCACCTTGCGAAGTCACAGTTCCAGCCAAGTTTCCTGCGGTCCCAGCACCAGTAGATAATTGGTTACTTAGTGCACTAACAGAACCAACTGAAGGTGCAGATGTTACCAAAGCGTCTCCTTGAGTGAACGCAGTTGAGAAGCTGAATGCCTCACCTGGGTCGTCTTGGGTAGCAGTAATAGTACCAGGTCCGTAGATACCATTGGCAATAGTACCACCTGTTATGGTATTAGCTGTCGTACCATCAGTTGTGTCAACGTTAGATCCAGATATGCTGTATGAGTTACCTACTCTCTGCATTTGTGTTGCAGCAGCGTTAACTTGTAGTTGAACACTGGTTGTAAATCTAGATGTTAGATCTGCACGAGCAGAAGGTGCTAACCCCAAGAGCATAATAATTGGTAGTAATCTTTTCATGCTTTTAGACATTTTTACCTAGAACTATATAGGTTCGCTTAATACTACATTCCATGTTCGGCATGTACACTTCCAGAAATCTTAAGTATATGGTTAAATAGTAGTGTCGCCGAAAGGGACAACACACTATACCTAGCTTTAAAAGGAGGTTCACCATGACAGGTTTATCAAAATATCGTGTTGATGATCTACCACAACTGATGGAAAAGATCGCACGTAACAGTATTGGTCTCGACAATTACTTCGATCAGTTCTGGAATTCACAAGTACCTACATCAAACTATCCACCATTCAACCTGGTTCAGTTAAATAATCATGAGTCAAGATTGGAGATAGCACTTGCAGGGTTCAAGAAAAATGAAGTTAAAGTCTATACGGAGTTTGGAAAATTATTTGTCGAAGGCATCAAGGAAGATAAAGAAGCAGATGGAGAGTTTGTCCACAAAGGGCTCGCCCAAAGGTCATTCAAACGGTCTTGGACGCTCTCTGATGATACGGAAGTACGACAGGTCAGCTTTGAAGATGGACTCCTATTGGTTTCCTTAGGAAAGGTTGTTCCTGAGCATCATAACCGTAAGGATTACCTAACAGATAAGTAAAATCCGCTACATATAAAAGCCACTTATAAGCGGATCCTAATGAAAAGGCTTATAGCAATAGCAGCATTGTCTGCTCTTATAGCACCAGTACACGCAGGTCAAAGACTAAGCGGGGCTGGTGCTTCTTTTCCGTCTAAAGTTTATACCCGTTGGTTTGCTAACTGGTCTAAAGAAAAGGATGGACATAGAGTAAACTACCAGTCAATTGGTAGCGGTTCAGGTCGAAAGGCATTCATAGATCAGACAGTAGACTTCGGTGCTTCTGATGACCCTATGAAGCAAGTTGATATAGACAAGGTAGATAGAGGTCTCGTACAGATACCTATGACTGGAGGTACTATTGCCTTTGGTTATAATATGCCTGGTTGTGATCTAAAACTTACACAAGAGCAAGCAGTTCAGGTTGCTATTGGTGAGATCGATAACTGGTCTCAGGTCGGATGTGAGGATAAGAAAATGCTATGGGTATACAGGTCAGATGGATCTGGTACTACAGCAGCATTTACAAACTCCATGAATGAATTCTCTAAGAAATGGAAACTTGGAGTTGGTAAGGCAGTATCATGGCCAAGAGGTATTGGTTCTAAAGGTAATGCTGGTGTTGCTGGTGTTATTAGAAATACTGAAGGTGCTATTGGATATGTTAATCAGTCCTACATTAAAGGTGAAGTAGTTGCTGCTGCACTACAGAATAAGAGTGGTGAGTTTATTAAACCATCTGTTGAGGCAGGTGCTTTGGCACTTAATGGTATTGAGTTGGATGAAAATCTTGCAGGAACAGATCCAAACCCAGAAGCAAAGGGTGCATATCCTATTGCTACTCTGACATGGGTACTTGCTTATGAGACTGGTAATGGTCGTAAGACTGATGCAGTAAAGACAACCCTATCAAGATTACTCAGTACTGAGTATCAAGAGAAGGCATCTACGTTAGGTTATGTACCACTGAGAGGTGACATCCTTGAGAAGTCTCGTGCTGCTGTAGAGCGAATATCAAAGTAGCATATATAATACACAACAGAAGAGACCTACGGGTCTCTTTTTCTTTGGAGAATATAATGAATGTTTATTTGAATTTAAAACCGAGCAACCATGATGGTGACTCTGACCTCTTGACAGTTGACGTACCTTCGAGTTATACTGAAGAACTTCTACGATATGTCCGACCTATTGCAGAGGAAAAGAATGTTCCTGAGGCAAGAATACTGAAGGACATTATTAAAGAATCAGTTAATGAAATCAACAGGAGATCCTATGAGCGTAAGAATCGTAAGAATGCGAAACGGTGAGGATGTAATTGCTGATCTCTATGAGGTTACAACTAAGGAAGAACCTGAGAAACCCATAGCATTTCAATTACGCAACCCTTATAATGTTTATGTAATGGAGCAAGAACTTGAAGAGGATGACATCCAAAAGGTTAGTGATCCTGAAATAAGTTTTAGACCTTGGGCACCTCTATCATCAAAAGATACTATCATGTTGAAACTTGATGAGGTAGTGACAGCATATGAGACATATGAGGAAATTATTAAAAAATACAACGAACTAGTAGGAGCAACTAATGGAAGAGGAGACAGTACAGACACCGCAGGAAGCACCCCTGGAACCGATGGAGGACTCGATGCTCCAGGAGCAGATCAAGATAATCCTGTTGAAGCAACGACCTGAGTATCTGATTGGAGCAGTCACAGAACTTGATGAGGAACCTAGTATTCTTATGGAAGGATGCTATGAGGTCACTGATGATGGATTGGTGGAATTTCCAAAGTATAGTTCCCAACGTGACATGTTCTTGACATCTGACGTTGTTTTGAGTATACTGGATCCAAGTCCCGAAGTAGCTAAGCTCTACAAAGATATTAAATGAGTCAGTTCTATACGAACATCCAGTTAGCAGGGGACACTATCCTGTATAGAGGGTATGAGGATGGTAAACCTGTCCAGTTTCGTGGACAGTTTTCACCTACGTTATATGTTCCATCTAATAAGGAAGAGGAATTTCATACATTAGATGGTAGACCTGTAAAACCTATAGAGTTCATGACGGCAAGGAGTGCCAGAGAATTCATTAAACAGTATGATGGTGTAGAAGGGTTTGAGGTCTTTGGTTATGAGCGTTTTGTATATCAATATATAAGACGTGAGTTTCCTGGTGAGGTTGATTATAATATAAATCAAATGAAGATCTATGCATTGGACATTGAGGTTCAATGTGATAATGGATTCCCTTCTGTAGAAGAAGCAGCAGAAGAGATGCTATCTATTACCGTTAAGGATCTTATAACTAAAAAGTTTTTTGTTTGGGCAGTAAGAGAATTTGATGTACCTGATGGTATAGAAGCAAATATTTTTTGGAATGAGAAGGAGATGCTTTCTCATTTCTTGGAGTGGTGGACATTAAATACACCCGATATATTGACAGGTTGGAATGTTAACCTGTATGACGTACCTTATATTGCTCGTCGTGTAAACAGAGTTCTTGGTGACAAGTGGATGAGATCACTATCACCTTGGAACCGTGCTAATGAGAGGGAGGTATATGTCCAAGGACGTAAAAATTATGCTTATGATATTAGTGGGATCAACATTCTTGACTATCTTGATCTTTATCGTAAGTTTACTTATAGTAACCAGGAGTCATATAGACTCGATCATATCGCCTTTGTTGAATTAGGACAGCGTAAGTTAGATCACAGTGAGTATGAGAACTTTAAAGACTTCTATACAAGAGATTGGCAGAAGTTTATTGAGTACAACATCCAAGACGTTGAGTTGATTGATAGACTGGAAGACAAGATGAAGTTGCTTGAATTAGCAATTACTATGTCTTATGATGCTAAGGCAAACTTTGAAGATGTATATTCACAGGTACGCATGTGGGATACGATGATATATAATTACCTGACAGATAGAAATATTGTTGTACCCCCTAAGAAGGGGTCTAAAAAAGACGAAAAATACGCAGGAGCTTATGTCAAGGAACCGAAACCAGGACGCTATAATTGGGTTGTGTCTTTTGACCTCAATAGCTTGTATCCTCATCTTATTATGCAATA